CCGTTCCCGTCGACGCCGATGATGTACGGCGCCAGATCCGGGAACTTGGCGATCAGGTCCTTGCGCTGCTTCGAGGCGCTCACCGCCTCGACAGTCGCTGGCGCTCCCAAGTTGTTCTGGGAAGAACCCTGGACAAAGGCGAAGTAGTCCCAGCCATACTGCTGGATGAACGTGTCGTCAACCCAGTCCTGGTTGCGACCGTCCGCGGTCGCCTGACGCTTCAGTCCGTTATAGGCGTCCTGATAGAACTGGTACGGCGAAGCCGGCTGAGCCGGGAACGGCGACACGAAGTTGTTCATTACTCGGAGGAAGTACAGAGACTTTCCGTTCTGAATGGCCTCTTCCATCGTCGGCTCCGGGCCGACCCTTCCGCCCTTCTCCCACTCCAGATACATCGCACGGTACGTGCGATCGGTGTAGTAGGAGAAGTCCCGAGCCTTCGTCTCATCGAAGTACGACTGGATCCGCTTCAGCGTCGCGGGCTCCACGGCCTGGAGCGCGTCCTTGTAGCCGTACGGGTTGAAGAAGTGGTAGATCTCCTGAACGGCCTTGTCCTTGGTCGGGTATCGCTTCGCGATCTCCCCGACCGGAATGGACAGGACGGGGCCTGCCCCAGGCAGCCACCACGGATCACCTTGCAAGGTGATATTGAAGCTCGACTTGGGAATGCTCCACTGCATTCCCTGGAGAGTCCACTGCTTGCGCAGTGGGTCCTTGGTGGTGGGCCCGCCCGCCCAGGCGGGCAGTTGGATCCGAAGGTACTCGTCGTCGGTGATCTCGGATGACTCGTCGACAGGGTTACCGTCCTTGTCGACGACCAGGCCCGTCTTGTTCGGCATCTGCCAGGCCATGTTGAAGTACTGAATGATCTGGGGCTTCTCCTTGGCCAAGCCCCACCAGCGGCCTAGGGTCTCTTGCCAGGCACCCATGAACGGGCTGACGAACCTCAGGGCGTCAGCCGCATTGGAATGCGCCGTGACGTCGTAGAGTGTGTTCTTGACGCCCTTGAGGGCGTCGGCGTGAGCCAGCTTGTACGCCCGCTGGAGGTCGTCCTCGTAGATGTGGTCGACCTTCTTTCCGAGCTTGGCTCGGTTCGGGTCGGCCAGCATGTAGTCGATCTCCTGCTTCAGGCGCTGACGGTAAAGCGCCACATAAAGCGGGTGTCTGCTGAGGCGATCCGACGGAATTTCGGAGAGGTACTTGAACGCCGTGTTGAGGAAGTTGTTGGCCTGGCGACTCCAGGCGCCCTGGCCAAGGTTGGCCTGGATAGTACTTCCGTGCACCGCGGGTGGCTTCCCGCCACGCGCGATGTAGTCCTTGATGTCCTTGTCCTGCAACTGGCGCTTCCCCAGAAGCTCGCGCCAGGAGGCGTCGGGGATGTACTGATCCACGGTCGCCTTCGCGTTGGAGACCCAACGCTCCTTGTCGCCCGCGTGGAACGGGAACTGCTTGGCATACTGGCGACCCTCCGGGTCGCGACGAAGCCAGTTCAGAACCCGCTGTTCATCCCATCCCTCGATGAACTTCGCCGCCAGGCGATCCTGGCGAAGCTGCTTGTTCACCGCGTGGAGCCAGGCCTCGGTGTGGCCGGGCTCTCCAGGCTCCACCCGGACGCCGCCACCGCCGGAGCGGGCGGCACGGTTGTAGCGACGCTTCTCGCTCACCTCCAGCCAGTCGGAGTGCATTCCCTCCTGGCTGGCCAGTGCGCGACGCAGGTCTGCGTCAGCGCCACCGAAGGCATCCGTGGCCCGAACGCCACGGTACTCGAACTCACCCTCACCCAGCCGCTTGCCAACTTGCGGCTGGTACGTCTTCTTCAGGCCGATCTCATCGGCCGACTTCAGTCGAGCCTGGACCTCGGCCAGTTCGTCCTGGAGTTCGCCGACCTTAGCGGCGAAGTCGGGAGTGTCTTCGAGCTCGACGAGCTCTTCGGCGATCTCCTCTGCTCGCTCCTTGTCGGCGAGCTGAAGGGTTCTGGCTTCGCGGTAGTTCTGGAAGGTGATCCCTCGGCCGGCTGACTTCAGCCCGGCCCAACCAAGCTCAGTCTCCAGTGCCATGGCGGCACTGCCCAGCTTCGCATTGATGCGAAGGTGGTCGTCTGTCAGCGTCCTCAGGGGATAGCCAAGGCGGAAGAGGACGCTGGCCTTCCACCACTTGGTGAGGATGGACTGGAGGTCCTTGCTCGCCTCATTGACGCCCCAGCGAGCCTTGTCCATCTGGCGCACCGCACGTGCGCCACCATGGAGGTCGAGCTTGTCGACCTCATCGAGCCACTTTGCGAAGCCCTGGAAGGTGTTCTTGCTGCGCTTCAGCGCATGGTCGACGAGGTTCACGTTGAGCGTGGGAACCTCGTTCGCCAACTGCGTCTCAAACTGGGGGAGGACGTTGGCTACGCCATCGTCGTCGATCACTACGTCGCGAGGCATACCAGCCTCGTCGACGGCCGCCGAATAGCGCTGCTGGCCAGCCAGGCCGAACCAGCGCCGATCCTCGGCGAGGTAGGTGTTGACGATCGTCTCGGCTTCCTTCGGCGTGTAGCCGTATTGTGCCGCCTTCTGGGCGAGCACGGCTGCCTTCGCACGCTCGACCGCGGCGTGCTTGGCGCCGGGATTGGAAGCCGTCATGTACTCCGACAGGAGCTTGTTACGCATATCCGGATGCATATCCGGAACCTTGTCGAACATGGCTCTGACTTCGTTCACCGAATCGGGCGCGTCCAGCTGGACTACGCCTTGCTGCTTCTGCGTGGTGAAGTTGTGCCAGATCCTGGTCGGGATCGACCAGAGGTTCTTCTGGATGACCGAGTTCGAAACCTTGTCGGCTTCAAGCCGACTGCGGTCGGTGACTCGAAGCGTGCGCGTCTTAGCCGTATCGCGCACGTTCTCCAGCAGCCACTGCTGGTAGTCCTTCTCGTCGCGGAGGGTCTTCTCGTAGTCCTTCGCGTTCTTCAGGCGCTCCTGGTACTTCGCCTGAATCTCGGGCCTGTTCCAGTAGCGCACCTTGCCAGGCCCGATGTCTTCCCACTTGTTGGCTTCCAGGACGTCATTCACGTCCATCCGGGCCTTGGTGAGGAGATCTGCGATCTCCGTGTCGCGCTGGGCCATCTCGGCCACTGCGCGAGAGTCGCCGTAGGCGATGCGCAGAACCATCTGCGCCTCTTCGGGGGAGTCCTTCTTGCCGGCCTTTGCCAGGGCCGTGGCAACGGCCATGCCGTTGGTGGACTCCTTCAGGCCGTCGACGCCGTAGTAGATCTCGGCGGCCGACTTGCCATGGACGAAGGAGAGGACGGATTCCGTCCTGGACTTCAGGTTCCCAGGGCCTCGCTTCGCGAGCCCTTTCGGCTCTTCGGTGATGGCCTTGAGGACATCCTCGCCCGGCTTGATCGGGCGAGCGAGCTGGGCGCCGCGGAAGAGCTGGGCGCCCTTACCGACCGCGACCAGCGGATCGAGCTTGAAGTCGATGAGGAGGTCGCCTGTGCCGGTCATCACGTTGTACGCCGTGGATCCTCCACGGATCCGCTTCAGTTCCTCGTCGGTCACCGCGTAGCGGTTCTTGACTCCGAACTGCTCCATGGTCTTGCTCGCTTGCGAGCCTTCCATGTTGAACGTGGACTGCATCGCCATGTCGGCGATGGCACGAGCGCCAGCGGAGTTCTGTGCTTCGCCGTACGCCTGGCGCCAGTAGTCTCCGTTGAAGAAACGTCGCCACTCGTCGACCCCACCAGGGTCGTTACCCGCCATCACTGCATCGCGCCGAGCCAGGCGCGCTGCGATGAACGGCGTGGAGCCGTATTCCTTGACCCGTTCCAGTCCCCAGTTCATGGCCGTTAGACCGGCGTTCATGGCCTGGGTGGGAGCCTGCTGGGCGGCTTCGGCCGTTTCCCTGGACATGAAGTTGTCCAGGACGTCCTTCTCGCCTTCGGCGTACATCTGGCTCTTGGCGGCCGAGAGGTCCACCGCGAGGCCGATGTCAGCCTTGACCGCCCCACCCATGATGGAGAGGTTGCGCTCAAGGAAGTCGAGGAACCCCACTAAAGCATCCCTCGGATCTTACGGATGAAGGCTCTGGTGGTGGGCGACCCACGCCCACTGTCTGCCATCGCCTGGAGCGCTGGCAGGTAGGGGAGGATGTACTGAAGATCTCCAGGGTCGGCCTGGTCCAGGCCGAGAATCTCCTGGCCGGGACCGTCTCCGGCGTCGGCGCCGAAGGTCACCGGCTCGTCTGGACGATCCGATTCCTGGTCGAACAGCCCGACGAACGGGCTGGGAGCGGGAGCTTCGGGCGCGGCAGGGCCACCCCCCTGCGACTGCATGGGAGCACCAGACTGGAGCTGGGCGAGATCTGAAGTCTCGCCGTACTTCCCACCCCCAGTGAGGGCCTTCCTGTCACCGGCTCCGCCGTCTGTCCTTTTCGACAGGGCGCCGGGACCACTCACCGGGGCCGGCGAACTGGGACGTCTATATCCGCCCCTGCCGTCCTGCGCCAACTAGTCCTCGTCCTCTTCGTCCCAAGGCATGGCCGCATTCGCGGCCCGAATCTTGTCGGTGACCTCCAACAGGGCGCCGACCGATTCGTAGTTGTTCATGTCGTGAGCGACGAGCTCGACATACATCGAGCCGTCCTCACGGATGATCTTGACTACGGCGATGTAGCCGGACAGATAACCCTCCGTCTGAACCTGACCAGTCAGGTCGAACGGGTTGTCGTTGAGCTCTTCGCTCAATGCAGGCGGCTCTTGTTGCCCGGCTGGCCCTCAGGGGTCCAGCCGTCCAGGCGCACGCCACGGGGAGCCTGGACAGTGCCAGCCTCTTCACCGTTCTGCGCCTCCATCGGAGGCGCCTGGCGGGCAGTGTCCTGGCCGCCGTGATCCTTGTTGAGTGCCATTTACTTCTTCCTCTGGGGATGGTTCCGGCTAGGCCGGGATTTTCCTCTGAACATTCGCGGTCAGGCTCGGTTGTCCACCGGCTGACATTCCGGCGAGCATGCTCAGAAGCTCTTGTGGGCCCCGGCTTGGAGCCAAGCCCCCCGCGCCCGCAGGGGCGCCAGGGGTGGGCTGTCCAGTCTCTGGGGGAAGTCCTCCCTCAGATGTCGGACCGGGCTCTGGCTCCGGCGGCATGAAGACCTTGGATGCCGCCTCTTCGATCGACTCGCCCTTCTGGCGAAGTCGAGTGACCTCGGTGATCTGGCGGACGATCTCCGCCGGATCCTGGCCCTGAGAGGCCATCATGGGGATGGCCTGGGCGAGAGAGGCGATCGACGCGGACAGCGATCCGCGGAGTGCCTCGATATCGATCTGCTTCTCTTCCTCGGTGATGTTGACATCCACCGGGATCTGTTCCTGTGCCGTGCGCCGAGAGATCAGACCGGCCTGAAGGCCCTGGAGAACGAAGATCAGAGCGCGGTTAGGGTCCAGGCCGGCCGTCAGGCCGTACGTGACCTTGCACGAGTAGTCGCCCTTGATGTCCTTCGAGGGCGTGTACGTCACCTCATACGGCGATCCGAAGTCATCGCCGGTGATGGTCTTGCGAAGGTCCGGCCAGAGCTTCTCGTCCATCTCGAAGCACATCGAGATAACGTCCTGAAGACCCTGGGCGAACATCTGCTGAGCGGTCTTGATGCCTTCGTTGAAGGCGCCCATGAGCGCCTCGACGCCTTGGCCGGTGATGATACTGGCATCGAAGTTGCCAGTACGTCCCTCGGGGTAACGGGAACCAACCCGCTGTTCTCGCTCCAGAAGCTGCATGTTCCCGAAGATCCCGGTCGGGATCGGGAGAGGAACCTTACCGATCTTCTCCGGAGTGGCGGACCGGAGAATCGCGTCCGGTCCGTAGTTGATCTCCTGAACATCGTCGGGAACGACCAGCTGGGCGTTCACCGACTTCTCCGTGGCCTCCATCAGGTAGAGGTTCATCAGGCCGCGGGCGAGCTGGATCGGGATTACGTCGTCGAAGTGCCCACGAGGATCCTCGCCGAGCTTGGGCTGCTCGACGACCTTGACCGGGCACCGCTTGGTGATGTTCTGGACTCGAAGGAGTTCGAGTGCTCCTTCGAGAACAAGCATGACCTGGCAGTACTCGTCGTACCAGTGGGCGACCTCGACCTCGCAGTCCTCCTTGCCGTACGGCAGGAGCTTGCGCAGACGGCCTTCGGCCTCCGGGAACTCGTGGCAGAGGTGCGAGACCCTGGTTCGAACCACCTCGACGTACTGCTTGGTGAAGCGTCCCCACATGTCGAGGATGTAGTAGGCCTTGTGGTTGTTGCTGACCCGGATCTTCGGCATCTTCTCTTCGAAGTCCGGTTCGACGAAGTACGCCGAGAAGGCGTAGGAGAAGTAGCGGTTCGCCGCGTCGTGCTGTTGGTCCTGGAGGTTGGAGCAGTCGACGAAGTACTTGGCGATCTTCGTCCGCTTGTCGGCGAACTTCTTCGCCGCGTCCGAGGTCATGTTCGCCGACTTGCACTGGATAGTCGGCAGGGGACCGAGGTTGTCGGAGAAGTCCCGGCCCGCGACGTCGATCATGTTGGAGACGAGCGGGCCGCCCCACTCCTCCGGGAACATGCCCGGAGCAACAACGTCCCAACGGCCCTCTCGGACAGCCTTGATGGCATCAATAGCGCGCGCACGCGCAAGGTTCTGCGTGCGCATGGCGTCGACGCGCTCGGCGATCTGCCTCGCCGTCATCGCGCTCAAGCGATCATCCTATTGTCTGCCTCGGCCAATCTGATCGTTCCTTGCTTGGACCTCAGGTTCGGTGAGAGCCAGCGTGACTTCTGATGAGTTCCGGTTGTCCTGGAGCCCGGTTTGAGGATCCTCAGTGCCGCACATTCGGCGAACCAGAGGGCCATTACCAGGTCACATGGAGTCTTCTTGGGGTCAAGCTCCGGAGTCCAGACGAGGAGCTGCTTTACGAGGTTGTTCAGGGCTGGATGCTCCAGTCTGGGGAACTCGACCCGACGAGTTCCCTCGATGTAGCGCATCCCCTTCTCGTCCTTGTCCCACGCTCCAAAAAGCGTGGACATGGATCCGACACCCCAGGACGGATCCCATTTGTTCCCGCCGGTCTGGTGCGGCGTGAACCGGATGCCTCTCGCCGCGATCCAGGAGCGAAGCTCTGCATCCTGGGTGAAGTAGGTGTTGAGGCCGGTGTTCTCCACCACGACCTCTCGGATCGAGGGGAACTCGACGCACCAACGTTTGATCAGGCTCTTCAGCTGAGCCGGCGTCTGTCGGCTCGGGTTGGCCGCCTGGGCCACGTACCTCATCATGGTTTTCGGATCAACGGCGTAGACAATGGCGCCGATAGCGCCAGTCGTCGCCGGGTCCATCGACAGGATCCAGTAACAGCCATCCGGGATGTTGTCCAGGCCTCCGGTGAGGCCTGAGGCTCGCCGCTTGTTCACCGCGGCTCGTACCGCGTACTCGGGAAAGGTGCTGTCCTCCGGGATGGCCTGCTGCTGGAACACCAGCTGCCATTCCCGGTTGGAGAGCTTGCGCTTCGGACCCCACTCCAGGTGGAACCTGTCCCACCTGGGCCAGTGCGTGACACCATCGATCTCGATGGTCTCGTTGGCACAGTCCTTCTTCTCGCCGGTCTTCCGCTCGTAGTAGCGGCAGACCTTGCAGAAGGAGAACTTGGTGTCTCCGGTAGCCCAGGGGATTGTGGCGTAAGGCCACAAGACCTTGCCGTCGCTCTCCTCGGTCTTCTCTTCGAGGATCGCCGGCTGGGCCAGGTAGGTCCAGGGCGACTCGTCCTCGCCGAAGTTCTCCGGGTTGAGGAGCTGGCCGTACAAGTCGTGTGGCATCAGCCGCGTCCCGACGACCAGGATCAGGCCGTCAGGGCCTGGGCGGGTCGAGACTTCCTTGTTCAACCATGCGAGCTGCTTCTCCCACTCGTTCACGTTCTCGCCGGTAATGCAGTCGTCGAGAACGATCAGGTCGAGACGGGCACCATAGATCTGGCCACCCAGGCCGAGGGCCTGGACTGTAGGGTTCGGGTCACCGCTGTCGCGGTCCTCGCCGACATAGAAACGGTCGGCGGCCCAGGTCTCGGCGTCTTCCTTGAAGCCGCCCTCGGGGGCGAAGTCTTTGATCAGCCCGGCGAAGGCCGGCTTGGTGAGGCGGTCCTTGACCGCACCCAGGAATTCCTTGGCCTTCGTCTGGTTCTTGGAGATGATCGCGATGCGGACGTTCGGGTTCGTGCAAACCCGATACGTCACATAGTCGACGGTGATGGTCGTCGACTTGGCGTGGAAGACCGGAGTGTTGATGAGGATGAGGCCAGGGTTGGCCGCGATGTAGGTCTGAGCCGGATGGAGATCCTCCGGCTCCTCACCCTCTAGGAGCTGGATCCACTGGCGCTGATGCCAGTAGGTGGGGATGTTGAGGTACTTCTGTCGCCAGGCCTCGAACCCCATGTCGAGGGCCTTGCGACGGTTCTCGTCCCTGGACGAGTTGTCGATCTGCCTCGTCGACCTCGCCAGGTCGACGTTGGCCTTGAAGGCCTCGTCGTTCCGACGCCAGTACTCGTACGTCTTGACCGAACGGTCGACGTCCTTCATGGCCGCCTCGACCGTGTAGCCGGCGGCTCGGAGTTCGATGACCCGAGCCTTGGCGGCCTTGACGTCGAGGGTGGTGCCCTGCTTCTTACGACCGGGACCAGTGCGCCCACGGCGCGTACTGGTGTTCCCTTTACCGGTCGTCAAGAATCTCCTTGGAGTTTGAAGAGGTTAGGACGGAGGACTTGAACCTCCAGCTCCTCGCCGCCCCTACGGCGGGCATGTCGCTCGTTGCCTAGGACGAGCAGTGGCGAGTTGTGTTGCCAGTTACACCATTGACCCGTGCCACGCCGAGGATTCGAACCTCGCCTCCACGGCTTATGAGACCGTGGCGCCTCCCATGGCGCCTGGCTTGGAGAGGGCCCTGCGGGCTCGAACCCTCTCACTGATCGCCGACTCGCAGCGGCCTGCGAATGTCGGCGTACTCCGAGGTGCACCTCTGCCGCGTCCCGCGGTATTCTCCGCCGAGCTCCATCCGGAGCCAGAATCGGCGGAAGTCTGCGGCCGACCAACTGTCGGCCTGTTAGTACCTGAGAACCAGGACTTCTTTGGGGAGCCCCGTTAGGGGTCTCCCAGAACCAAAAAGCTCACAAACCCTAATAAGGAGCGAGGCTCCCCAGAGCCTCGCGACTTGGGGTCTTGGTTGCTCTTCCGTTCGCTTCGCTCTCTCCAGAGCAGGACCCCAAGTCCTGCTCTTCTGGTTCGGGCTCTTCTCGCCCTCACTCCGGGCGGCTGTCGCCGCCCTCCGTTCGGGCTCGCTCCACGAGCCCTCACTACTAGGGGCATATATATATCCGTGTGGCATTTTTGCCACCCGGACACTTTCGACAAAACCGCAGGTCAGAGACCTGCATTTTGTCTCACTATGTGAGATGCATGCATGTGCATGCAATAGGATCCTCCGGTGGAGGATCCCAAGTTGTAGTACTTTTCGACCGGAGAGAATTAGCCAGAAATTCTCGGAGGGAGTCATCCCGCGACGAAGGAGCGGGATTTAAAAGGGCGGGTCAAAGCTCTGCTTTGTCCCGTTTTGGGATGTTTGTTCTCGTCCGAGAGGACGAGTACATACATACAACCGTGTCGTGGACGTCACGGTTGAGTGTTTTGTCCCATTTTGGAGTAGATAGTGCACTATCTACGTAGAAATGGCCACTCTCCTACATACCCCCGATGGGGTATGTGTCGAGCGCCCACACTCACGCGCGTGCACGCGCGTAGTACCACGCACGCAAGTGCGTGGGGTAGGCCACTCTCTCATACACGAGCAAACACTCGTGTACTCGGTCATGGCCACAGGCGTACGCACACCCAAGCGCGTACGCACATGCGCACGTGCACGTGCGCACACGCACGCGCGAGAGCGCGTGCAGGGAGCCTGCCGGCCCACACCTGGGCCACCTGGCCGGCAGGCTCTGACCTGCACCTTCAGAAATTCTGTCTCACACTGTGAGATCTTTCCCGACACCAGTAGACGACTGGTGTCAGTGGTGCTCTACTGGTGTCAACGCCCCGGCAGACCGGGGTAGGGAGCGCACCACCGGCCTCAGCCGGCAGAGCTCACAGAGTGGTTGGACCCAAGGGTCACCCCACCAGGGCTACAACCCGAGTACCTGATACGGCCGGTCCCCTGGACGTCGAGACGTCACAGGCTCCCGCATGGTCATGGAGGCCCAGCACACCCGCTGGGCCTCTTTGATCATGGGTTGCCGACTCTTGCCAAAGGCGAGTCGGTGACCTGTCGAAGACAGGGAGACAGACATGCCAGAGAACATGCACTATCAACTGACCGCAGCGCTACACGCGCTACTCGATGGCGATGACATCGAGGTCAGCAACGTCCTGGAAAGCTTCGACATACCGGCGTTCTACTCCGTGCAACACGGAGAGAACGAATCCGAGCTCTGGATCGAGACTGAGGAAGGCGAACGGATGATCCTCTCCGTTCGCATGGCGCCCAAGCGCCAGGACTGATCACGGCAGGGCAGGCCTAGTGCCTGCCCCTTGCTATGTCAGCACGACTATCAGAGTCGTGCCCTCATAGTGAGGACAAAATCATGGACCCCGACGCAACACTCGCCGAAATCCGCAAGCTCTGCGAGAGCTTGGACTGGGGAGACTTGGAGGGCGATGCCCTCCGCAATGAAATCGACAGCCTCTATGCGATCGCCGACGGGGCGATCGCCCTCGATGGCTGGCTGTCGCGCGGTGGGTTCTTCCCCACCGCATGGGACAACGTAGGCAACCAACGGCCAGTCGAGTGACTTGGGTGATGCCCACGCTGTGAGGCGTGGGCTTTGCCTTGGCCATTACGACGACAGAGGAGAAGGCCATGACCTGCAAGCACGGATACAACGGATTCTGCATCGACGAACTGAGCGCAGAGGAGCGCACGAACTTCTGGGCGCTCTACAGCCACGCGTACAACTACGCCGAGCTGAACACGGAACTGGGCGACTACTGGGGCGACGTCTACGCGATCGAGTACGCGGAGCAGAACTACCAGCACCCCGACGACGCGCCGTCGCACGCGTCGGAAGCCCAGCAGGCTCGAATCTTGGATCTGCAAGGCGTCTGAGTGACTTTGGTCGGAGCCATCCCGCATGGCTCCGGTCATGGCTACTCAGCCAAGGAGGAGGAGACATGGCGAAGCGCAAGAAAATCTACATGCGTGGCAAGAGCCACGCGGCTAACCATTCTTTCACACTGGAGAAGGAGATCGGAGTACTCGTCAGGGATGACGAGTACGAAGAGTGGACCGTTCACTTCTACGACACTCCGGACGACCCCGGCTTCATCCGCCGGCATACGAGCGGCAAGGGCTACGCCGCATTCTGGGACAACCGACTCGTTGCACCCAGCCCCGGCAAGCCGACTGAAGAGCACGTCGGCGTTGACTTCAGCAAGGCATTGGCAGCCGTAGTCGGCCCCCTGCCGTATGGCTATACGTGGGTGGCTACGAACGACCGTTGAGTTGTTCCCACAGACACCTGCCCCAGGACCGCATGGACTGGGGCAGGCCAGCGGACATACCCCAACTGGCTACGAGGGGGCCGGCTTAAACCCGGCCTGTTGTCGGTTCGAATCCGACTGTCCGCACCATCACGCCGACAGGCATGGTCGGCGTGTGCAACAAAGGGGATGGGCTATCGATTCCTGCCGAAGGCGAATCGATGGCCTTCTTGGGAGAAGAAGGACCCTGACTATGGAAAACACGATGTGGGCCGCTCCTGGCGGCCCTGACGACTCTCCAGAGCGCACAGCGGACGTCCTCATGGACGTCTTGGGGCCGGAGGCCTGTAGGGGCCTCCTGGACATCTGGGAGGCATGGGACGGGCCGTTCGTGGCCCGTCCTGAGTACACGGCGCTCAGGGAGCGCCTGGACAGCTACGTTGCCGACTCTTGCGCCGCCTGGCGCGAGTCGGTGACCGAGGCGGAGCCGATGGCGCGGGACACCGCGCTAGCCATGGCGGTAGCCGTGAACGGAGCAACCATCGCCGCTAGACTCAGTGGCATAGCGTAAGGAGACTACGGTGGACAAGCGACACGAACCAATCAACCCAGACTCCGAGTCCCTCGGGACTTGCAAGCACTGCAATCGGAAGATATTCCGAGCTGACCCGGACTTCGCTTGGTATCACGACAACGGGGACTACGGGTCAGCCTCGTATCTCTGTCCGGGAGAGAAGGACTGACGCTCTTGCCTCTGGCCGATCACTAGCATCGGCCATTGGTTGGATCGTACAGTTACCGATTCCTGCCGAAGGCGAATCGGTGACCGGAGGTCTACGACCGAAGGAACCAAGGAAGGGACAGAACGATCATGTTCAAACTGGAATTCGATACCGACAACGCCGCATTCGAGCCCATTGGAGGGCTCGATGAGACCGCGCGCATTCTTCAGGATGTGGCACGGAGGATCTCTCAGGGGGAGACCTCCGGCAGGGTTCGAGATGTCAACGGAAACTGTGTCGGACACTTCGAACTGAAGACGGAGGTCTGGGAACCAGACTCCGAAGAGGAGTGACTATCGCCTGAACAGATTCGATTGAGGCCCCGCTACGGCGGGGCCTTCTTCGTGTCGTGATTCAGTCGACAAAGGAGAATGACAATGCTGGCGGATGAACAACTGTTCCATGCATGGACCAATGGAGCGATGGGAGACAAGACGTTCCTGTCTCAATTGCTCCGTATCGCCATGGACAACAATCCCGACTTGGTTCCCAAGTCGCATGACCTGATACTGCTTCGCCAGGAGACGGCGAAGCGGTACGGCGTCTCCCACTGGGACGCCGTAATGATCCTGAAGGCCGCCCGCGAGAACGCGGGGGCCTATGACGATGACGTGGACGACCACATGTCGTCTGAGGAGTGGGGTCGTTATCAGGACGACCTGAGGGGAGACTTCGAATGAGCCTCACTGACGACCAGAAGAACGAGCTTGCCGCCCTTGTGGGCGACGGTGACGCGTTCAAGCGTGTGCAAGATCTGGTCGGAGAATGGATCTCCGACGAGGCTGAATTCTCGTTCGAACGCGGCCGAGAGGACGGCCGCGACGATGGAGTCCAGGAGGGCTACGAACAGGCCCAGGAGGACGCCAAGGAGGACTCTCGGCGTCGGCAGATCCTGCCTCGCTTCGAGGCGAGACATTCCGGCATCGCCTGGACTGTCCGGGACATGGAGAAGGGCGAGAACCTGCCAGGGTTCTACGCCCACTACCAGGCGACCGATCTGGTCGCCGACCTGAATCGGAGGCTCAGGGATGGCTAGCTACACACTCACCCTCTCTAATGGAGAGAGGGTGAACTTGTCGATCAAAGATCATCGAGCGGAGAAGGTGCTGGACAAGATGATCAGCGCTCCATGGATCGAGACTGGCGACGGGAGTCTGATCAACACGGCTCACGTCGTCCACATTCGGCCTGTCTAGTGCATTCAGTTGGGCTCGACTTTGGTCGAGCCTTTCTGTGTCCACTAGACAGACGAAAGGAATGGACAATGGCAATCGAGCTTTCGTTCGATGAAGCGAAGCGCCTCATTGAAGAGGCAATCGCCGAGAAGGGCGAGAACTACGTGTATCCGGAGTGGGGCGGTGTTTGCCGGTATTTCGAGAGCGACGGCACGCCGTCGTGCATCGTTGGTCACGCCCTGGCGAAGCTCAGCGTCACTCTCGACATGCTGGCGGCCGAGAGGCCTGATGACGAACTCAGTCCGGATGGACTGAACTCCTACGCCTGTGTCCCAATCCTGGCTGCACGTGGCGTGATCGACATTGACGATAAGACGTGCACCTTGCTCTATGCAGCCCAGAACGCCCAGGATACCGGGTTGACTTGGCGAGAGGCCTACGAAGCCGGCCTGGAGGCGGCGAGTGTCGCCTAAAGTCGGCGAGGTCCGTCTCCTCGTGGCTCTCCTCGACCCAACGGGGGAGAGCCCAGAGGAAGCCGCGGAGCTCGCTCGCGAGCTGATCGAGGCACTGGACAGAGAACGCACATCCCGGCAGGGATGGTGCGTACTCGCCCAGCAGGGCACTGGCCAGGACGCCTCCGTGGCGTCCTACGGCCCGTGGAGCACCATAGAGGCAGCCCGGAAGGCTGCCCAGCTTCACGGGCCTTCCTGGCCCGTTGGAGGGCGGCTCATGCTGGCGCCGTCATACCCGGCGCCATACCTCGAAGAGGTGAGACTCCGTGCCGCGGTCAATGCGGCACTGTGCATCCCTTCGGAGAAGGAGCGCGTACGCGCTCTGGCAGAGGCTCTGGGTGTGACTCAGAAGCTTGTGCGAGAGGCGATAGACAAGGCCGCGGAGAAGGCAAGGCCTTCGACCGACTATGTGAAGTTGATCATCGATACGACTCGCCAGCTGGCGAGT